GTTGGTCCCGTCAAGGAAAGTCATACCCAGTGCCGGGCTCTTCTGCTTCTGGACCAGGGCAAGCAGCCGTTCCCAGACCCCGAGCTTCGACCAGCGGATGAATGTCTGCGCCGCCTTCCACCACGGACCAAGCTCCGGCGGAATGCTGCGCCATTTGGCACCGTTGGTGTGCCGCCAGAAGATCGCCGTAATGGTCCGACGCAGGTTCTGCAAAGGCGTTTTACCATGCGGCTGTACCGCCTGGATCAGAGGCTCCCAGATCGCCCAGGCTTCATCCGTGAAGACTTGTAAGCTCTTGTCCGTGCTCATCAATCAGATATAGGGAATAATTCAAGAACTAACAGGCCCTAGTTAAAAAGATCGAGATCACCACTAGCGAAAACTTCGATGACCTAGAAAGTTCAGTAATTCAAAAGGTTACAAAATATACATCCGCAGAACAAATAGTTAATACGATGACTCTAATCAAAGATGAATCTGGTGATTATTCACAAGCCATCTTTGGCACTGACACACCTGTTTAGCTGATGGCGTGAGATGAATGCGGTTCTGATGAAATTTTCGGGAATGTGAGTGTGAACGGGGGGTAGTGCAATACTCGAAAATTTCAAGAGGGGACCGGCGGGGGATGGTTCGCGCAAGATTTTCAACAAAATAGACTTTTTACCTATTTGATTATATTGGATTATTTTTCATGCTAAGTTTTATTGATCTGGATGACCTAAAAAGCCATCTGAATATCACTTTCGATGACGACGACACCTTGCTTCAATCCAAGATTGATGCCGCGTCTTCATACATTTCAACGCTCATTGTTCCTATCGATGATGGCGCTGAAATCCCCGGCCCGATCAAAGAGGCGACACGTAAACTTGCCGCTGATTTGTATGAGGATCGTAACGGGACGAATGCCGCACGATCGTTTGAAACCGAATATGGCGTTGCCGCCTTGATCACGCCTTATCGGGACTTCGCATTTTAATGGCGAGCAAGCAATTACGTGATCTAACCAAGCGGCTCGAAGCAATTCCGAAGGCTGTCAAAAACGCTGTTCAACCCTCATTGCAGAAATCAGGGAATGAACTCGCTGATATGCAGAAACATCTTGCCCCTGTTGATACTGGCGCTTTGCGAGATTCGATTACAGTGACGCCAGCCGGACAAATGACGCCTGCTTATTCGCAACCGGGTGGTTCCCATATCGTGCCGGAAAATGCAGTCGCTATTACTGTCGGAAATCAAGAGGTTCGCTATCCACACTTGGTTGAATATGGAACAGCCGAAGCGAAGGCACAGCCATTTTTCTGGCCCGCATTCCGGCTTCTGAAGAAACGTATTGAAAACAGGACCAAAAGAGCAATTTCGAAAGCCGTGAAGGATGATTGGAACAAATGAGTGACGATCCTTCTCTTACGCTTCAAATTGCTATTCGGCAGGCGCTTATTTCATCGCCTAATATGAGCGGCATCACTGTTTTTGATCGTGCCAAGACGCCAGAGATTTTTCCTTGCGTGATCATTGGTGAAGGCCAGAACGTCGCGGCTGATATTAATCTAGGCCGGGATTACATAAACACATATCTGGATCTTCATATCTGGACCAAGGAAGATAATTTAGCGAGCGTGAAGAAAATATCAGGAACGGTCAAAGATATTATCAAACATGCTCCCGCTAATTTAAGCGTGATCGATCTTAAAATTAACAGCACTCGCTTTCTTCGTGATCCATCCGGCGATTATTCACACGGTGTTATCACGGTCGAAGCTTTGATGAAGGAATTTTCAGAATGAATGCCGGTGATTTAGAGCATATCCTTTTATTTAAGGGACCGGTTTACAATTTTGACGAGGCAGGCGCGTCGATTACAACATATGAAGACCGCTTCATGTTGCGAGCTAAAATGGTTGAAAATTCGCAGGAAAATCAATCATCGGATAGCGGCACGCGCTCAATCCAGAAATACACATTTCAAACCCGTTTCAAGCCGGTTGCTTATGATTATCACGTCATTCTTTACGGCAAACCTCATGAGATTGAAAATATTGAAGTTATCGGCAGGCGCAAGGGTCTGAATATCACAGTAAAGGAAATCAAATAAATGCGCGGAAGGAAGCCGGGAGCAATTTATAGCGGATCAAGCCCTATTATTCGAGTGCCAAGCGCGCCTTCATGGTTGAACGATGACGCGAAAAAAGAATGGAAACGGGTTGCACCAATCCTGATCGAAGAACGTAAAACCCTCACTATGGCTGATCTAGCGACATTCGCAAATTACTGTTCGGCAGTAGGTGACATTATGGCGGCAGAATCACTCATTCGAGCCGAAGGCATGGTTATCACCACGCCACAGGGCAAGAAAAAACATCCCGCTATGATGGTCAAAAACGACGCCATGACTCAAAGCCGATTGCTTGCGGCAGAACTTGGCCTGACACCTGTTTCAAGGTCGAGGCCCGCGAAAGATATTCAGAACGACGATGAAAACGATTCAGCCGACTTGGGTCTTTGATAATAGTCCGATTGAAGACACCTTCGGTTTTGGTGAAAGGGCGGTTCGCTTCCTTCGTGCCTTGAAGCATCCCAAAACAGGCAGGCAGTTTCAGCTTGATCCGTGGCAGGAACGAATTGTTCGCCGCATTTATGGACCCTGCAAACCAGATGGAACCCGGATCGTTAAAAATGTGGTCTGGATGCTTCCGCGCGGCGGCAGGAAAACCACACTAGGCGCGGCTCTTGGTCTGCTTCATACGATCGGACCAGAGAAAATCACAGGCGGCCAGATCATTTGCGCGGCTTATGACCGTGATCAAGCACGAATCGCCTATGAAGAGGCTTCCGGCATTGTGAAGGCCGATCATAGGATTGTCGCGGCGACAAAGCTCTTGGATTACCGGCATCAAATCGTTCACTCGAAGAGCCGCGCGACAATGAAGGCTGTTTCGAGTGACGCGGCGGCACAAAATGGCCGAACCCCTTCCTTCGTGCTGTTTGATGAAATCCACGCATGGCGCGATCGGAAACTTTACGATGTTTTGCGAACCGGCCTTGGAAAAACCAAGGGAACGCTTTCGATTGTGATTTCGCAGGCTGGACGCGGGCAAGAGAACGTCGCCTATGAGATTTTCGACTATGCGCGCCGCGTGGCAAAGGGCGAAATCGATGATCCCGGCACGCTTCCGATTCTCTTTGAGACAGACAAAGATGCTGACTGGCGTGATGAAAACGTCTGGTTTGCTGTAAATCCTGGCTTATCCCTTGGTTATCCTGATCTTGATGCTTTGAGGCAGGAAGCGCGCGAGGCTGAAAATCGCCCTGCCCTTCGCGAGAAATTCAAAAACGATCATCTAAATATTTGGCTTGATCACTCCACAGACCCCTTTGTGGATATGGGAATCTATGATCGCGGCTCGAATCCGATTGATCTTGATAGCCTCGAAGGCTCGCCTTGCTGGATTGGCGTAGATATGTCCACCACAACCGATCTAACAGCCGTGATTGCTGCTTTTCGTGATGATGACGGCGGTTTCGTTGTTATACCTCATTTCTTTTGCCCGGCTGATAATCTAAGGGCACGTTCTGATCGTGATCACGTTCCTTACGTTCAATGGGCGGAAGATGGTTATATCAGCGCCACACCCGGCAATGTAATCGATTATAAGGCGGTTGAACTCTATATTCGCGGCTTATGTGACCAATATTCCGTTCAAGAAATCGGCTTTGATCCCGCTTATGCACAACCAGTCATGGCCCCTTTGCTCGAAGATGGCTTGCCTTGCATCACGATCCGGCAAGGATGGGTTACGCAATCGCCTGCTTTGAATGAATTGGAACGCGCAATCATTTCCGGTAAGTTTCAGCACGGCGGGCATCCTGTTTTGCGATGGTGCTTCGATAATATCGCAATCAATACGGATTCGGCAGGCAATCGCACCATGCACAAGGGCAAGAGCACAGATAGGATTGACGGTGCTGTAGCAACTTGGATGGCGGTTTCACGTGCGACGGTAGGCGAAAGCAATCGATCAATTTACGATGACGTTTCTGCAAGACCAGATGGATTTTTGATCTTTTAATTTAAGGATATTTGATTATGGCAAGCGAAGACGCACAATTGGTTGTGCAGCTTGAGGCGCGAATCCGCGACTTCGAAAAGAATATGCAGAAAGCAGCACGATCCGCAAATGATAATTTCGGATCGATCGAAAACCGTGCCAAGAGATCATCTCGGCAACTAGAAACCACGTTCGGCCAAGCTGCAAACAGTGTAAACGCCAAGCTCAATTCGATCGGCAAAGGGTTCTTAGAGAACTTCAATCCCGGTAAGATCGCGGCAGGAATGGCAACGGCACTGTCTGTTGAACAAATCAGAAAATACAGTGACGCATGGGTGAGCGCACAAAATAAAATCAAAGCTGCCATGGGCGAGAATGCGTCTGGCGCTGGCGTTGCAACTGATCTTGTTGCGGGAATTAGCGAAAGGGCGCTTTCGTCATTTAGCGAAACAGCGAGTTTGTTTGCCAGTCTAACACGCGCGAGTAAAGACCTTCACGCGTCCGAAGCGGACGTGTTAGTTGTTACCGAATCGGTCAGTAAGGCACTAACACTTGGCGGCGCTAGTGCGGAAGAGGCAAGTAGCGCAATTCTGCAACTTGGACAGGCGCTTGGTTCTGGCGTTTTGCAGGGCGATGAACTTCACTCGCTCTTGGAAAATGCGCCTACTCTTGCGGCTTCACTCGCCAAGGCATTCAACACGACTACAGCCGGATTGAAACAGCTTGGTTCCGATGGTGCATTAACATCCGACAAGGTTTTTAAAGCCCTGCTCGATTCAGCGCAGGACGTAAACAAACAATTCAAAGAGCTTCAGCCGACAATCGCACAAGCGTTCAATGTCCTCGAAACAAAAGCAATCGCTTATGTAGGTCATAGTAACGCAATCAAAACCGCCACAGACCTAGCAGGCAAAGCAATCATCGGTCTCGCAAATAATCTGGATACTGTCGGAACTGGCGCGGCGGCACTGGGCTCGATTTTGGCCGCTCGCCTGCTTGCGGCAGGTATTACACCTGTCATTGCTGGCATGGGGAGCTTGACGGCTTCCTTGACTGCGGCAGTTGCAGGAATCACGGCAACCGGAACAGCGGCGGGAATTGCATCGGCATCCCTCACGATCTTTTCTCGGGCTCTCGCCGTTATGGGTGGACCTGTCGGCATCGCGATCGCGGCTCTTGGCGCAACCTTCGCCTATGTCGCGAGCAAGATTTCAGAGGGAAAACCTGTCGCGGACGCCTACGCCAAGGCTCTCGATGAGCTTAAAAATTCCGGCGATGGCACTGCCCAAAGCCTGAAAAACGTAGGAAATGCCGCCCTTGAAGGCGCGACCAAGATGCGCGAGGCCACAGAGGCAACGCAAGGCGCGCATCTCAAATCATTCGATGCCGATGCCTCAAGCCTCACAGATACCTTACGCGGATTGGTCCAGAATCTTGAGCAATTCGGCGCTTTCCGAATCAACGAAGAGACGAAGGCGCAGGCGCTAGAGATTATTAAACGTGGAATGGATGGCGACGCTCAAGCCGCCAATGAGGCGGCAAAATCGATCGAAGCCATGGGCGCGGTAAATCCATCGTTCCAAGACGCTTTCGGAAAATTCGACACTCTGCTTGCCCGTCTCGCTATGGTGCGGCAGGCCGCGCAAAACGCTCACGCGGCCATAAATGAGGCTAAAAATGCGGAAAGTCAGGCCAAAACCGCCGCTTTAGACGCAAATCAGACTGGCGTGAAGGAACTCGCAGAAGCGAACCGGCTCAAGACCGCAAACGACAAATTGTCACAGGAACAGGTTCGCAGGTCGAAGCTGTCTTCGGACGCCAAGGCAATCGAGGATCGCGCCAAGAGCCTTCAAACAGATTTCGCCAAACAGGGCGGAAAGCTCTCTGATACGGAAGCCAAAACGCTCGCCACCAATCTGATTGGCAACGAAAAATCCGTCTCTGATAGCGAAAAACCCGCCAAAACCTCACATTCTAGCGGTAAATCCGAAGAAGAGAAGCAGGCGGACGCAATCAAAGCCCAGATCAAATCTTTGCAGGAAGAGGCGAGGCAGGAACAGGCAGAGGCCGCGACATTAGGTAAAACCGACGCTGAAAAACGCCTGGCGCTTGAGCTAAGCAAGAATATGGTTTCCGCGACCAGTGCCGAAGGCAAGGCTATTGCCGACAACGTGTCAAAAATCACTTCGGCTCAAGACGCAATCAAAGCCTATGACAAAGCTCAAGAGGATGCCAAGGCGCAGACTGATTTCTTCAAAAATAGCCTCGAAGGTTCCCTTGAGAGCCTAATCGTTGACGGACAGAGCGTTGGCGAGACATTCAAAAACCTTGCTGCGGAAATCGAGCGCGCCGCCCTACAGGCCGCATTGCTTGGCGAAGGACCATTGGCGAATCTGTTCGGCTCAGGTTCAAGCAAGGAAGGTTCTGGCGGCATCCTTGGCGCGTTGTTTAGCGGCGGAATCGGAAGCCTGTTCAAATTCGCTGATGGCGGCGCTGTTTCTGGACCGGGAAGCTCTAAATCGGACTCAATCCCTGCCCTATTGAGCAATGGCGAATATGTTGTTTCAGCCGATGCCACGCGCCGCCACAGGACTCTTCTGGACGCGATCAATTCCGGCAAGGTTCCTCGATTTGCGAGCGGTGGCCTTGTCTCGGCTCCCTCGATTTCCGCACCTTCGATCAAACCGGCTTCTGGAGCGGTATCAGGCGCTTCTGGCGGCGGCATGAGCGTGACGAATAACGTGACTGTGAACGCCAGCGGTGGAACGAAAGAGCAAAACAACGATCTTGCTAAGCAAGTTTCAAGTCAAATTGAAGCTCAAATGCGCCAAATCGCGGCGAATGAAATTAGATCGCAGTCAAGGCCGGGAGGTTACTTGGCGAGATAAAGAAAAAGGCCAGACGGGAGGAATAACCGTCTAGCCTTTTTCTGCAAGGAAGATATCAAAGCAATGCCGTTTGCTTTGACTTATATATTATAGCAAACTATCGAATCGATTGCACAAAATTTTCCATAAAAATTCCATCAAATCCAACGTCAAAATAGCTATAATAATGTGTCCAAAAAAAGACCGCCAAAAAAGGCGGTCTAAAGTTATAACTTACAGGCAAAGTAAATATAATGATTTCCGAAGAAATTTACAATACAAAACTTAAATACGAACTAGAAAAAATCCGCTCTGATTATTTCAAAACTGTTCGGCGCGGGGAACAAGAAATCCCCTATTGTTTCGGGCGTTATAATATATACGATCGAAACTCTTCGGATTGTGCAAAATGTCCCGGCACTCGCCCGACACGGGAAAGCAACGGCCTTCCGGCATGTGAAGCCTGCGGTCAAAAAGCTATTCAATACATGCTCGATTTGGGTGGCACGCATAAGCCTTTATCGAAACCGCTCATAGAATGCGCTCGCAGATTTTATATTAAACAACGGGATTTCCGCGAAGCCAATGATCCGGCAATTCGAGCCAAAAACGAAGCCGTTCGGCTGGAAAACGAAGCAAAAGAACGCGAACGGGAAGAGGCGAAGGAAAAACATCGAAAGGCCATGCGCGCAAAATATGTCCCTGTCGCTCGCTCAATCCCCTTGCCTATGAGTCCTGCCGAGATCGATCACAGGGAACAACTTTTAGTTGTATCATTGAAAGCGCCGGAGACTGCGCAGCTTCGTCAATTGCGTGGCAGAGAAGCCGAAATCATGGATTGGTTGCGCGCCAGAGAAGCCGCGAGAGCATTGGGGAACGATTCCCGCGCAATGGTCGCGAAGCAATTCTATGTCCTAACAGACATCGAAGTGAGCCGGGATGCGGGCAAGCGAACCCTAGAGACCATCGCGAAACTCGAAAAGCCGGGAAATATTTGGGGTTAGAGAGGTGTCCCAAAATTTTTCAAGGTTATCTCTTGGAGGCTGGATTAACGGCATTGAAGCCTGTTCCACGCCATTTTGCCATTTCAAACTAAATCTTTATATTTCAATTGCTTAATGATGGTGTCCCAAAATTTTTCAAGTTTTCTTTTATATATATATATAATATTAGATTATTTTCTAAATAAGAACTTACCAGTAGGGTGAAAGAAATTGGGACGCCCTTCGGGCACCCCAATCCCTTTCGATTTTAGTTCCCCTCTCATTCCGCAGAGGTTTGGTAAACCAATCTGCGGAATTAAAAACTCCCTGCTCTTCCCCAACATCTGCGGAACTAGCTTTCTGCCCCGCTCGCTTCGCTCGCTCCCGCCTTCCGCCCAATACCTTAGATATTGATTCCAAGGATTAACAGCAGAGGCTAAGGAGTGGCCTTCGGCATAGCCTCCGCTAGGGTACTAGCTAAAAAATGCTAAAGCCTGTCAGTGATCTTTCTAGGCGATTTTAGAGCCAATCATATTTTAAGCAATTTTGTGCAATCTCTCCGGCGATTCGCTATAATAGCTTTAAAGAATTTCAAGACCATGCGGATTAGTTTCATGGAACAGTATAAAAAGTTACGCAAACCATCTAAGAAAAAAATAGAATGGTTGGATGAAGAAATTAGAATCTGTCAGGCATGTTTGGACATGATGCGGAATTGGCCGAGTCTTTACAAAGAGCCGGTGGATTTTTTTACTAAGGAAGATATATGCGCAGACTTGGCAAATTATATTGTCGAGCGACAAGGCAAGGATAATACTTTCGATTTCCGGACCATGCTTCGCGAAGCAGCTTGAAACCAATACAACTTAAAGCTGCAATTATTGAAAGAATTAACCCCGCACTAGGCGGGGGTTTTGCTTATTTCCGAAATATCTTTTTTGGTAAACCGGACTGCCTGATCATTGATCGAAGCGTATCTGGTTTAATTTCCTCGCCAGAGGAATGCATAGCGACTGTCACAAACGAAACACCCTTTTCATCTTCTTTACGATAGATTGCGTGGCTTGTTCCGTTGTGTCTATGCAAAATAAATCCATGAGCTTTTAGTATTTCTAAAAACTCTCCAAAGGTACATTTTAGGCGTGGCACGGAATGGTAAATCCATGCTCGGTCTCATTGTCCTTTCGATCCACGTGAAGGGCGTGCCAAAAGAAACCAAAAAGATAACGAACGCGGACAAAAAATGGTGCTTTACGATTAAGCAATTTTTCCCGTGCCGGACTTGGTTCGTCGTTAGCAGCTTTGAGATAATCGGAAATCGAGTCTTTTAGAAGATTGAAAACCTCATCTGCACTGTGACCTTGCACGGCGATATCAAGATCAAGACAAATCGCTTCCCAAGCGGTGCCATGCCCATGGGCAAAACATAGTAGGTTTCGTTTTATCATCGCTTTTGCCTTGCGGGAGCAAATTCTCTCCATTCGTGTCCTAACAAACGGAGCTTTCGTCAAGCCTTACTAACGAAAGTAAGCTAAATATGGTTTCTTCATCGCACCGAGCAAAGACCGCGCCGTGACGAGCGAACTTCTATTTACATAAATAAAAATATTTCGCGATCATCCAATTTCGAAATCTCCCCGGCTCGCTCGCTATAGGGCAATTGTCCCCCAGACGGGACAGAGCCACAGGAGAAGATATGGCCCGCTTACTACCACCCTTGTCGGCCCTTAAAGCCATGCCAATCGCTGATGCGACGGAATTGCTTCATATCCGCGCGGCATTCGCACGCGAGGTTGAACTAAAGGCTTCTCTCAAAAACGGCAGGCGCAACCTTTGCCGCGTTTATCAATTCGCGGATGAGCTTGGCATTCCTCTATGTGAAGTCGAAGACGAGTATTTTTCCGCATAAATAAGTAACTGCTTACTATAGAATGTGATAATATAAGTAAATTCTCACTTATTTGACAGATAATAAACAAATAACTAGATTTTATTTGTTGATTAATCTGACTGGAAGAGTGAAATTCATGCAGGAAATTAAAAAACTATCCCCGGCTCAAATCGAAGTGACCATCAAGGGGATTGAAGTGGCGTTTAAAAACCTTGACTCATTCGATGACGAAACGGGTTCTGGCGTCTATCTGCCTGATGAAGTCTATGAACGCCTTGTCGGCGCGCTGATCAATCCAGACCCATGCGCTGTAACCGGCGAAGTTACAGCGGATCAAATCAAAATCATTCTCGGCACTGTCGGGAATATCTGGCCGGAAGGCTTGCTTCGGGACTAAATCACTCACTTAATTTAACAGGAGAAAACTGTGAATACTTTTCCAGATAACAATATGGTCGAAGCGATTTTGAAGTCGCGCTTTCTTAAAGGCGAAATCGACGGGGAATCTTGGCACTCCGTCGCTGGCAATGAACTTGACCTATCCGTTCCTGATGGGGCGGCACTTCATGCCTTCAATAATGCTTCGGAGGTGATCCAGCTTAAACAGGACTATTACGAAATCCACTATGCCAGTGGCGTTGGATTCGTATTGGTCCGGGAAGCCGATGGAACTTGGCGGCTGAATTATCCACAGGATTGA